TGACGTAACAATTCATACGATACTGGATTAGTCCCCATTGTATCATATGCCTGACCTATAGCTGCAAGAGGATATATAAGTTCATGCTCTCTAGGAACCACTACACGCAACATAGTTTCATGTGTAGGCTTAAAAGGATATACAGTTGGAAAGCCTGGCAAATCCACTAAAGTTTGTTTTAGGAAAAAACGCTTAAGAAATACAACACCCCGTATTTCTATCTCTCCTTGTGAATTAAATGTAGAATAAAAAACTCGCGTTGTCTCACAATCGCGAATCTCATTCCCTGTATACCTACTAACAAACAATGACCACTCTTTTTCATTTAAAATATCAGATAGTGCTTCTGGACAGCACCAAATGTGGTCATCGCCATATATTACTGCACGAATCAATCCATGCATCAAAGCTTTAGAAATTTGTTCTGCGCGTTCGGGAAATTCCTCCATCTTAGAGACCATGAATAACATAAAATATAACATCACAGCCCAACTATCTCCATGAGAAGTTTCATAGCCTCCGGAGTACATCCACGCACGCATAAGTGTCCACAAATCACCAATGTGATTAACCAATTTGACATTTATTTTTTCACACAATATCTCAAACAAATCCTTCAAAAGCTCTTCTTCATCAATTGACTCCGTACGATAATATTGCTTTCCAGACGCAACATAGGCGGATAACACCCAATCACGTATACTTTTGTCTAATTTTGTAAAATCTCCAGTATTCCAAACCATGCCAGGAACACCAGCCCACAACCATATTGCTATTTCTTCTGCTCCTCTTCTATTCCAATTATGACCTATCTTTATCCAGTTGCCACGCTCCAAATACTGGCGGGCAACCATCAAATGTCGTGATAAAAACTGCATAAACATATTTGGAATAAAAAATTCTCTACACTTTAGAACTAATGCTTTACAATCTTCCGCGGTCGGGGGGTAAACGAATTTATACTCATTCTTCATACTTAAGTGATTATAATAATCTATAATCGCATCCGCTTCACGGCGATAATTCTCTCCTTTTGACAGGAGTACACGTATGAAGTTATGATATTGTCGAGCATAATACGGAAATTGATCAATTTTCTTTCCTGTTGATGTTTTACAATAACGAACTCCATCATCCTCTACAGTGCAAGATATACCAGGTCGTATACCTGCTGATGCCATTGGTGTAGTAACCATCTTTCGTAACATAGCCTTACGATAGGTCCACACATACTTACCTCGATATTTCTCTACACACAGATGCTGATTCAACAGCATCAGAGCTTTAGGCATCCATTTAGCTACCTTATCAAAGTCATACCGTGATATACCATCATTTTTGCTATATTCATTAAATAATTTCAATATCTTTTCATTATCGATATTATCCGCAGTATTGACCATACACTTGTAGCCATCAATTTCTCCAAAGGCACAATTTGCCAAAGATATTTTCTTTATCTCTTTCAATCGATCTGTAGTAGGATTAGCAGTCCACTTGTAATCACCTTCAATATAACCGTATTTCAATTCTAAATAGTATTTATCTAGTTTAGTGAAGATCTCCTGCACAACAGCCGGCGTTTCAAAAGTAATAGGTTGAGGTCTATTTTTACGCTGGAACGGAGCAGATATGAGTGTGTTAGTTGGAGTAGACATGAATTCGAAACCTGCTTGAAGCAAGTCTCGCGCGCATTTCTGCACATCTTTTAATGGTCGTATCCGATCTTCACTATCTAAAGTAAAATTTGTTATCACATAATGTATAACTTCCCACAACTGTTCTGAATAAGATAAAATCTTCCCATTCTTAAGCTTCGGAACGGTCACAGGAGCAATAACACACTCATGTATATCAGGAAAATGCACTGTCAACGTACATCGACAGGATGGTTGGGAATGGTTGCATGTATCGCTAGTCCAAAATACTCTATATTTTTTAAATCCTCCTGTAGTCATTATTTTTCTAATCAATCTATTTGACAATCGTCTCACGATTACACTTAAATCTGATAAACCTTTAAAGGTAAAATTCGCTGTTAAAAAATCGTTTGCTGCTTCTATTTTGG